CAGGTGGGGTTATATCTGTAGCATCGCTTGTGAACCCAATCTGAAAGCCAGTATCTGTTCCTGTATCTTTAGGCTTTAAAACAAACTGCATTCCTTGAAGATTTCCAAATGCTACGTTATCATAGCTATTGCTTGGAGCAAATACAGTAGCATAATATTGACTTCCTGTAGATGTACTTGGAGTAGAGAAATTAATGGAGCCTGGATGGTCTGTTTCTGCAACCGTATTCTGATTAAAGTCTGCATAATATGAGCCATTAACATTTACCCAACGTACATCAGATGTAAGAGAACCGCTAGCGCCCGACCAACCCGTTAGTTCATCTGCTATACTCCAGAATGCAGGGGTCTTCATTACCCAAGCAGTTGAATCTCTATCATAAATTAACTCAGCCATATCTCTAGGAGTAGCAACAGAAACACCAATTTTCTTTGTTCTAAGTGTATCTGCATTTCCATTAATTGGTGAGCCCGTAACACCAGATAACCCGCTTCCATCTCCATAATACTTATCTGCAAACATTGTATCTACAACAGTTCCTCGCATCGTGCTTACAACCGTGTCTCTCATATTTCCATCCACCAATGCACTATTGTCTGTATTAGCACGCCTATATCTCATTACAGAGCCAGAATCTAAGATAGCTGGTTCTAATTCCCAATAGTTAGTCCCAAATACTGCCATATCATTTGACACCGGAGTAGAAGAAGCCAAGGGTTTTCCAAAGAAAGAAGTAGCTTCTCCACCGCCCCCTCCACCAGAGGTAACTAGATTTGTAGTTGTTCCAGTCATATCTGTGTAATATAAATCCCCATCAGAATAAACATACAACGTTCCATATCCAGCTAAAGCAGAAGCCGGATGATATGTATTTGCTACCCTAATCGCATTTGTAATAAATGTTACTTCTTGCTGGTTCGCATCAGCTCTTATTACGTCAATTCCACCAGAGCCAATATAAATCTTATAATTATCATTCCAACCATGAAGATTCCCAACCCCGCTTCCAATAAAAATGTTATCGTGGCCCATCCTGTTTAAACTACCCGACTGGTCTCCAATATAGATATTATCGTGACCTGTAGTATCAGAATAACCAGCCATATAGCCGATAGCAATATTATTTGTGCCAGTTCTATGAGTATATAAAGCTAATCCGCCTAGCCCAATATTATTTCCAACGGTATTATATCTTAAAGAATTATCTCCAATAGCTATATTACTACTGGCTGTTTTAAGTGAGCGTAAAGCATTAACACCTATCCCTACATTATAAGTTCCTGAGGTGATTGAATCTCCAGCCAACGAACCAATAAAAAGATTATCGTTTGTCGTGTGCATATATCTACCTACCCCACTAAGATAAAACTGTATGGGGGAGGTGAATACCGCTTTACCCCTAATGTATGTGCCTGTATCGTTTACTGAGAACATTGTCAATCCATTTCTTACAGCTCGAATAGGGTCCCCGGTAGTTGTAGTGGAATATACTCCAATACCACCAACAGAGTTGCCCCAAACACCAGAACCCACTCCAGCGTTGTTACCCATAACTGCCGCACTGCTAGAATTAGCAGAACCGCTAGACATCAAGCCATATAATGCCTCTCCTCCCCCCGCATTAGAATTCGTTATAGAAAGAATAGCAGATGGTGAAGATACGTTCATAAACTGTTCTGTAAGAAATGTATTCTGAATATTTGTCTTAACAACAGTAGAGTTTAATGCAATTCTAACTGTTGTATCATTAGTTGTAGCAGTGAAATCAGCAGATGGTAAATAGATTTGTCTAAAGTAAAGGGAGTCTTGACTGCTAAATCTAAAAATTGGAAACACGCTTACAGATCCTAAATTCTTACCTTTAGGATTACCTGCTCCTCCAGCATCTACCTGCCACGTGCCAACCCCATTGGCATCAGATTTTAAGACATACCCATTAACCGCCCCTGCGGGCTTAACAAATACGCTTAAAACTCGTAAAGTATCTTGAGTCCAAACTGGAATCCTATACTTAATAGGTGGACCACCAGGTTGTGATGTTGCTAATAGAGGCACCAGCAACATTGTAAAAATTAACATCCAGAGTTTTCTCATAGCATTACTATCATTAAGTCCACCGTATATGAAGATAAATCAGGGCCGTTTGGGTCTAAGGCTATATAAAAAGATAAAATTCCTGAAGAAACCGCTGTCATTTCTCCAACAACCTTTGCTTCTCTATTACGATAATATTGAGGGGGCGGAGTCTCATTTGTTGTGACCGAAATTGGAAATACGAATATCGCCGGTTTATTAGAAGTAGAAAACTTAGGCCAAGTTTGTCCGCCGTCTGGAGTTGCTAATTTTCCTGAACCCACAGTAAACAATTCTGGAGTAATATACGCAGTAGAATCAACCGTGAGATTTTTCTTTACATAAATACTCTTACTGGATGGAAACTCAAATCCCTCGCTACCGCTAAATGCTGATTGCTTGTTACCATTAATATACAAGTCATATCGTGGACTTGGATTGTCTAAATCAGCATACCAATGCCCAGGGTCGCTAGATTGTGTTAAGGCAACAGAATTTGAATCAGCAGTCTTAGAGGAAGGATTAGCAGAAGAAATATCAGCTTGAGGCTGAAGAAAAGCAGATGTTATACCAGACTGTGGCTTTAATCCTCCAACGGAGGTGTATTCCACAAGAAAAATCGAAAATCGTGGCATGCCCGCCTCCTAGGAATGATACAAGTAGGGGCCACATCTCTGTGGCCCCCACCAGTTCGTCATTACGACGTTGTGTGTCGAACAATCCACCGATAATCTCGGTGGCCACAACCGCCATAATAGTTGAAGCGGGACTTCCAAACAATCTGCCGACGGAATGCTTCATCATCGCTCGCACCCATCGTGACTGTCTGCGGACGCTGCACCCACAGCCATAGCATACTGCGAGGCATATTGCCCATATACGCAAGACCCGTTGTCGTCGCCAAGAACGGCGTAACAACAGTCTTAAGGCTGACACGACCACGCGGTCCAAACTGGCTAATGTCGTTGTTAGCACCACCAACAACCTTGTCAGTCGCCAGTAAGGTGGCCAACGTGAGTTCGTTGGACGAATGAATAACAACTGCGGTAGGAACAATAACCAGCTGCTTTCCACGCTCATCCTTCATCTTTGAAAATGCAAGATAAGCAGCGGTGAAGCCAGTTTCGTTGATACCTCCAGTAACTTTGTTCTCATTAACCTGGCCATCAAGCGTAACGTGCGTTGCAGCATAGAACTGAGCCTGTGTATAGGCCGTTCCATTATACACGAACGCGCGAGCAACTGCTTCATTGAAAGCAGTACGCGGAAGGACTTCGAGAGTCTCGATAATAAGCTGTTCTTGGTGAATACCAGCATCCTCACCGATGGTACGAGCACGGTCCTGAATGTCTCCAGTCCTGTCGTTGAAAATGTCTTCCATCGTTAAAGCGATGATACGGCCAAAGTCAGACTTGCGAATCGCGACTTTCTTCTCACCGAAGTCGGTCTCGTCGTAGGCTTCAGTTTCTAACCTACGCCTAATACCTCCAATGGGAGTCATACCACGCACAGTCTCTTCATCGGTCATAACAGCATTGCCTTCTGTAACAAGCTGCATGACTTCGTTCATACGAAGAGTGTAGGGTTCAATAGTAATCGCGTGTGTGACCGTCGAAGTAACAATCGGGAAAGCCGAAGAAGTAACAGCTTCTGCAACTTCCTTGGGGTTGTTGACATCGACATCTTCAAGGTTAACAAGACCTTCAAATAGAGCCTTGTAGCTGATAGTCTTAGGGTCAATCTTTTCCTTTACCATCATTGCCTTGAAATTTTCAGCAATCAGACGATTAGACTTCTTTACATCACCGCCTGCCTGCTGAAGGCACGCCTCGCGAAGTTGTTTAAGGGCGCCTGTCCTCATTTAGTTTATCTCCTTTTCTATGTTATCTTAGGTTAGGGCTGCTAAACGTGCGACACCGTCGAGACGGATCTTACCACGACCGTCTGCTTCAGCAGATTCATCCGCACAAACTGCAAAAGAACTAGCAAGCGTGATATTTGGTTCACGCATGGCATTGTAACCTGCCTCTTCCCAGAAGCTATACTTACCAGTAGCCGCAGTATAAACAACCACGCAGTCCGCACCGAGAATCATAGAGGTGGCATCACCAAGGACAGTGGCCTTCATGTGGACAATAGCCCTATCTTCACCTGCCACCTTTCCCGTTCCAGCAATACCAATAATCGCGTTCTGATTCGTTGTGTGAGCCGTAGAATCAGCCGGTGCATACTTCTTCACTTTATTGGCACTTGTATCCCAATAAAGGAAGTCCGACTGATACCAGGTGTCAGTGACAACGGCAGCAAGAACGACGTAATCGGTATTTTCTTTCGAGGGCTGAATAACCTCGATACCGTTTACTAGCTGTCCCATCTGTTGAGACTCCTTTAGTTAATTAGTATTTGATTTCTTCAAAAACCCGAGCCGTGAGAGCGTCAATATCAACAGAATCATTGGCCGGAGGATTTGTGGATTCTTTATGAACTGCAGCGGTAGAAGTAACCTCTTCTAACATCTTCTTTCTATCCTCTAACAGTTCTTTCACAGCATCCACAGTTTCTTGAGACTCTAGCAGAGTACGGAACCTTGGAGTAACAAACTTCTCTTCCAGCTTCGCCTCACGAATAGCCTCATCAACTGCTTTGAGGTGTGCTTCCTTCTTCTCTTTTACCTCAAAATCATCAACAGTCTTAATGAGCACGTCGTTATGCTTCTTAACTACGTCGAGCTCTTCTTTCACTACCGACAGCTCCTTCTCATAACCACCTTTGATAGATTCTGTCGCTAGCGTTACCGCTTCCTTCTGCAGTTCTGCATAGGCTTGCGGATCTTTCTCTTTTAACTCCGCTAGGGTCATCTTAATCCTTTCGGTTGTTTTTTGTGATTTGTTAATAGATTCTTCTGTCTTTAACAAGTCTGGATTACTCCAAATCTCTAAACCAGAAATGGTTTTTAGAGACTCATCGAAAGCAGATTTAATTTCTTTGATTGCTTCAGCAGAATCATATTCGTCATCTGCCAAATTGTACCAACAACCCATCAAAAAATTGGACAGCGCAGTAGTAACAGCTTGAATCTGATGATATGCTTCTAAATCCTTATAATGTGAATTAAAGGATTTTATTTTTTCAATCAGGTATTCAAACTTTTCAATCTCTTCTTTTACTTTAGCTTTCTTAGAAACGGTCAAGCTCAATTTCTTATTCTTAAACGATTCTTTAGCATGAACAATTTTTTCTTTAATTTCACCACCTGCAATCATACCTTTCCCACCTGCGCTAGGCCAAATAACATAATCTGCCGAATCAAAGAAGGCCCACCCATCAATCTTATCTCCAGTAACACCGTCTTTTTCAAAATCTTCTGTAACATAGACTGCTGCAGAAATAGAAACACCAACCATTCCAGGGTCATCTCCAATCAACGCTAGAATCCAGTTGGTGTCAAGTTTCTCTTTAGGAAACTTCACAACAGAATATACGGACTTTGTAGATTCGTCATACCACACAATCTTTGAATAAGAAACAAACTCATTCCAATCCCTATCTAGCTTATCGCCTTCTTCAAGATGATTACTGAATTGAATTGGGCCTTGCTTAACAATCAATTCTACGAGTTCTTTTAAAGCGGATTCGTCATAATAGTTATGATTCTTAGACCAACCAGCTTCAATAATCTTAATAAGTGCAGTCTGAGGGTCTTGAAGCAATTCCATAGCTTTGGAGGGCAAAGATGGAATCTGAGATTCCATCTTTGAGACTACTTTTCCTTCTGAATCTACAGAAAGCCCAGATAGTGGACCGACTTCTTCAAAAAGGCGATACACTTTCTTACCTTCTTTAATAAGATTCAACTCTTTTTTAAGAGTGGGCATTTTTTCTCCTGCGTAATTTCTAATCTAATGTCTAGAAAAATGTTTGTCAAGGTCTTTACTTTGAGTTTTGTGCCATTGTACCACTTCCATCATCTACATTACTCCCGACATCTAGACCGCCCCCTGCATTAGAACTATCACCTTGGCCCATAGGAGTCTCGGCAGGCCAAATTCCCAGTTTCTTCTCTTCTAACATCCTCATTAACTCTTGCTGCCAAGTGAATCCACTCCGTTCACTAAGAGTTTGACTGGATACAATACCTAGCTTACGCTGAATAAATGCTGTCTTTGCCATCTCAAGTGGATTAGGCTTAACAGCATCTGCGATAATAATCTCAATTGGGATTTCAACAGTTGGAATATCTACATCTTCCATTGAACTCTTATAATCATCTATAACTTGTTCTATAATCTTCTCTTCGATAGCTTCATTTTTAGTCAGTATTGTATATGCCCGAACCAAAGCACGCATCGCTTTAGCTTGTTTTTCTTTAGCAACGCGCTTAATCTTAACAGTTTCTTTCAATTTACCAAGTTCTATATTTCTATAGATAACCCAGCGAAGAGTCTTTTCAATGAATGCTGAAAATTCATTAGCATAATCTAAAATCATTTGATTGAAAGGGGAATCTGTATTCTTAATGGCTGAATAATTCTGCTGGTCTGCTCTCATTCCTAGGATATAAATTGGCGTGCTAATACCGGCTCCAGCAGAGTAAAGGAATAACAGCCCATCTACATCAGAATCTGCAGCATTGAGACTCGCTGTCTGCATTTCATAATCTTCGTTTGGCCCTAAAGTGAGCTGAACGCCACCTTTAGGAGAGGCGGATTTTCTAATCTCTGTAGACGCCCCTACACGCCTAACCTGCATTTTCTCCTTCTTTATATATAGAACCTTACTTCTTTCATAATTCAAAACCGCCCGGCTAATTTTGAAATCTTCCAATAAACGAAAATCCCTAAGAGACGGCTCTAAAGGTACACGACCCCTCACTTCTTTTTTATCACCATGTTGGAACCAAACAGAGACTTCATCTTTTGTTAATTCTTTATGATTATTAGATTTAGCACCATCAAAGGCTACTAGATTATCACGAGTATTGAACTGATAGAAATAGTTAATATCAGCAATCCAGCGCTCTTTCATTGTTTGTGTATTAACGCCGTTCACGGTATTAAGAACGTAGTAGGTGTATTTAATTCCACCATCTTCTGAATGGGTCTCAAAGCCTCTAACTTCTTCACTAAGAAGTTTGTGAATCGCCCATTGAACCTTTGTTTTTTGTTCAAATATAGAACGCCTTATAGATGACTTGATGATAAAGCCAACTTCGCCATCTTTAAATGAAGTTTTAATTAAATCTGGTAACTTATCAGCAAATTTGGTATCTCTAAAAAACTGCTCAAGTGCATCTTCAACGTCCGGATCTTCAACAATGAAACGTACACCATTACCTGAGATATAACGGCTCAAGTTGTCGATTGAGTTGCGTACATGAGGATCTGCGCTATAACGTGAATTAACTATCAATTGAACGAGTCTAAGCTCTCCCTCTGTCTGACGCTTTTTCAGAGGAACACCCGATTGAGTAGTTGTATAGGAAGTAACATCTCCACCTGTGAAACTCTCGTAAATAGCCCTCATGCCTTCATCTTCTTTAAGAGGCTTCATTCTTTCTGTAACTTTACCGTCTTTCACTTTCTTACCATATACATAAGCAGCATCGAAAGAAACATTAGTAGCGAGTGGAGTTTGCAAGGCTTCATAGAATTTATACTTAGGGTCACTTGTACTACCAAAAGACTGTATATCAAGATTACCTTGGCGTATTTCTTCTTCAATATACCGCCTCTCTTCCGCCCGTTCTCTAGACGCCAATTCTTCTACTTGCGTTTGGATTTCTTCATGCTCTTTCATTAATTTCTTCAAATCTAGAGAAGAGCCGTTTTTCTTTAACTGGAGTTTCATTATCCGATTCCTATTCTATAATTGGAAAACTTCATATCTGGTGAATTTTCCTGATTATAGTCATATTGGTTGTTCCATTGCATCTCATCGTATTTTTTATCTTTAACATCCTCTGGAAGTTGTTTTTCTCCAACGAGGTCAGGCATCTCATTGTTAGAGGCATTAAAAACTGCTCCAGCTATTGCTTGAACCAAATCGTCTGAAGAATGGGGAGATTTTACAACTCGGTTCTTATCCGCTAAATATTCTAAGCCGCGTGTTTCTTGTTCCCAGTCTTCATGGAATGGAATAGATATACGCTCTTCTTGTACCGCATAACGCAAACATTCTAATGCTGCGTTATATTGCTTATCGGTTCCATCTCTACGAATGAAATCATCTCGTTCGTAGTCAACAATAATCTTATGCGATGTTCTATCAACAGAAAGATGTGCTACAATAAAGCCTTTCTCACGAAGAGTCTGCATAGTCTGAACAGACTCAAATCTATCAAAGGTAAGAAGATGAAGATAAAAGTTTCTCTGATATGCCAATTCTAAAACCAAATCCTGCGCACTGCTAATTAAAATTTCTGAAGCTGTCTCTGCCTTAATACGTCCTACG